TTCAACTTTTTCTACAAACACAACTGTTAATGTAACTTGGGATAGTGGATCACTTGCAAATGAAACAATAGACAATGTTTATATTGGTGCATTATCAAATACAAATACATCTATACCTGGTGGTGTTATTGGTACAACACAATTAGCAGATGATTCAGTTACAACTGCAAAAATTTTAAATGGTACTATTGTTAATGCAGATATAAATACAAGTGCAGCAATAGATGCTACAAAAATACATGATGGTACAATTTCAAATACAGAATTTGGATATTTAAATGGTGTAACTTCTGCACTACAAACACAATTAGATGCTAAACAAGCAACCATAACTGGTGGTGCATCTACAATAGCAAGTTCTGATTTAACTGCATCAAGAGCTTTAGAATCAAATGGTTCAGGTAAAGTTGCAGTCAGTTCAGTTACATCTACAGAACTTGGTTATCTTTCAGGTGTATCTTCTGCAATACAAACACAACTTGGAACTAAATTAACAAATTCAAATAATTTATCAGATGTATCAAGTGCTTCATCTGCAAGAACTAATTTAGGTTTAGCAATAGGTTCAGATGTTCAAGCCTATGATGCACAGTTAGCTGACATTGCAGGACTAACTCCTACAGATAGTAATTTTATTGTAGGTGATGGTTCTAATTTTGTAACAGAATCAGGAGCTACTGCTAGAACATCTTTAGGATTAGGTTCTATTGCAACACAAGCATCAAGCAATGTAAGTATAACTGGTGGTTCTATTACTGGTATGTCTGCACCATCTGGATCTACAGATGTAGCAAACAAAAGTTATGTAGATGATTTAGTTGCAGGATTAAAAACAAGAATTATTACAAGAGTTGCAACAACAGCAAATGTTAATTTATCAAATGCTTTAGAAAATGGTGATACTTTAGATGGTATTACTTTAGTAACTGGTGATAAAGTTTTAGTTAAAGATCAAACAGATGCTACAGAAAATGGTATATATTTAGTTCCTGCAAGTGGAGCTGCTAGTAGAGATCCTGATTTCAATACAGTAGATGAATTAGCTGGTCAGCTTGTTATTATACAAGAAGGAACAACAAATGAAGATACAATATTTTTATGCACAACAGATACTGGTGGTACTATTGGTAGTGTAAATATTACTTTTTCACAGGTTCAACCTCAATTTACAGGTACTGTAAGTTCAGTAGCTGTAGCAGACGCAGGTTCATCAGAATTTACAGTAACTGGTTCTCCAATTACTACTAGCGGAACAATCAATCTTGCTGTAAATAGTATTAATGTAAGTAAAATAACAGATGCTGCTAGTAAAGGTTTTGCTACAGCTATGGCAATAGCATTATAAGGAGGATACATGGCACAAGACTTTGAATCAGAAGGCGGTCAGATAACAAATTCGGCTACAACACTATTAACAGCTAATAGTGATGATGCTATTGTTGGATTAAGACTTGCTAACATAACAGCTAATGCTGTAACTGTTAGTGTATGGATTTCAGAGGGTGGTTCTACTACTAGATACCTTGTTAAAGATTTAAGTTTACCTGCTGCTAGTTCAGTTGAATTAGTACAATCAGGTTCTAAAATCGTTATGCAGAATACAGATGTTCTTAAAGGACAATCAAGTGCTGCATCAAGTGTAGATGTTTGGATTAGTAGAGTTGACTCTATAAGCACATAGGAGATTAAATGGCAGATTTATATAAACAAGAATTTATTGGTGATAAACCAGCTTCGGAAACTGTATATCATCATGCAGCAACTTTAGATAAAAACATGGTTATTGAAAATGCAGTTCTTGCAGGACCAGTAACTTTTACTAACACAGTAACAGTAACAGGAACTTTAGTTATCGTATGAGTAAGATAGAAGTAAATACAGTCGAACCACAATGCGGAACTACCTTAAC